GAGGTCGCTATCGCGAATCGTTGGCTTCAGTATCAATTTGGTCTGAAGCCTCTGATGTCCGATATCTTTGGTGCGGCTGAGGCTTTGGCCACCCGCATCAATACTGGTATTCCTATCTACGTGACTGCTAGAGCTCGTGGTACTAATTACTCGATGGTTTCTGATATCCCAATTGTTGGGATCCCAGCTTCCGTCGGTAAAGGTATTCGCACTCATCGCCGTCATTATGAGACGAAGATCAAGGCCCGTTACGTTATCAGGGACTCGGCTGTTAAAGCTTTGAGTCAGGTCGGTGTCGCTAATCCGCTATCCGTCATTTGGGAAATTATTCCCTATTCCTTCGTCTTCGATTGGTTTATTCCCGTCGGTCAATGGATTTCGAACCTTGATGCGCTTAACGGCACATCCGGGCTCGTCTACATTGTCGGCGTTCAGATCAATGAAGAGATGGAAGGGTTTGCATTAGGCGGTTCGTCATCTTCTTTCACCACTTCCAAAAGTCGTGGCGCTCCGATGACAAATCTCCCTATGCCTCGGCTGACTTATCGGCCGAGCATTTCTTTAGTGAAGGTTTTGGATTCCCTGGCACTTGTAACCCAACTAAGGCGCGGCTTTTCCGCGACAAAATGAGCCAAATCACTGGTCCCCTCTCCATTAACAATGGAGCCGCCACTCCTGTGGCGAAGTCGTTCGCACCCGAGCGTGTTGCGCCCGAATACTCGGTCTTCACCGAGCGTACGGCGGCTTCCTCGGCCGGTTTCTACCGGCTGGGCATCCGTTTCTCGTCCGCTTCCTCGAAGCGGGCGACGAACCGCGTTGATGTCGACTTGGACCTCCCGGTCCTGTCGACCGTCAACGGCGTCTCGACCGTGGCCTACGTCGGTCGGTTCAGGGGCTACTTCGTGGTCCCCGACCTGATGACCGCGGCGGAGCGTGCAGACTTGCACGCTTTCGTCGCGAACGCGCTGGACATCGCCTCGATCAAGGCGGTGGTAAAGGATCTCGACCCGATGTATTAACGGGTCCACCCGGCGTGAGCTGGGTTTTTGTGGCCGTTACGGCCAATCCTGACCAACTGGAGTCAACAATGATCTACGCTTCCTCATTTGAAGTATACCCAGAGAATTCGAAGGCTACCTTCGTGACAGTCCACAGTCTCAGAGCGTTTAACCGCGCCCTAAAGCTTGAGGACCGCGCGAAGCGTACCCCCCGAGAGGACCATCTCGTCGAAAAGGCGATTTGGTTCTTTTCTCCGGAGAACACGTCAACTTTGAAAGCAATCGTAGTCGACTTCAATCGCGACATTTGGGTGACCTTGCTGAGGAGCAATCCTCTACAGGTTAATCCAATTGGTCTGCAAGTCATCGAACTTACAAAGTTCGATGAGCAAACCACCGAGCTGAGTAATCAGCTGGGTGTTATGCGGCGCACTAAGCGTCCTCTTGCTTGACCCGTCGCGGCGCGAAAGTAGGCTATCATGATCGCTAGACGTGATGCTCATGTATTAAAACTCGAGCTTGCCATTGCCGTCAGCATCTGTGAAAAGACTGACACTCCAAGGGCTCTGACAGTTGCGCTACTCATTAAGTATCGCGAGTTTGACCAATTGGCTGACCTCTCGATTGATCCCGGTCACTACGTTGACGCCGCATCCTTTGCGGACGACTACTTGGTGACTGAAATCCTCCGAAAGAGTCATAACCTACCGGTTACCTGCGACGCCGAACAGAAAGCACTGTCGAAGTTTGAGGAGTATGAGGCGATTTGTGCCGAGACCAACTCTCGTCTTTGGGACTTCATGGAAAATCGGGGTCTTCCCGACGGTGATATCACTACTGCTTTGGGGTTTTCCCAGCAGGTTATCACAGAAGTCCTGGGACCGTTAACACGGTCCAAACTTGCTTATTGCGAGTCGAAGATGCGCTTTGGTCCAGGTGCTACAACGTCGCTCTCGGGTGTCGTGACTCAAGGGAGAAAATATTCTCGTCGTAGTCTCGACGTTACTCCGAGATGCTCTGATTATAGAGTGTTTTCGTTTCCGGAAGTTTGGAAACAAAGCTCTGTAGATATTCGTCTACAGGCACACTCGAAGGTCAGAGTCGTTCCGAAGAAATCGACGATAGGTCGCACTATTCTTATCGAGCCTGATCTGAACATTTTTGTTCAGCTTGGGATTGGTGGACTCTTGCGCGAAATGTTGTTGAAATCTGGCCTTGATCTAAATACGCAGGATCGGAATCAGCTCCTTGCCCGCTCGGGCAGTGTCTGTGACCATTTGTGCACTATGGATCTTTCCGGCGCTTCTGACCTCGTTGCAAGATCAGCCGTTTGGCTGCTCCTGCCGTTCGAATGGGCTGACCTCCTCCACTTCGCTCGTACTGACAAGTACGAGTGGGTAGATCAGAGCTCTCGCACATTCGAGAAATGGTCGAGCATGGGAAATGGCTATACGTTTGAGCTCGAGACCTTGTTATTCTACGGAGTAATCCGTGGATGCGCAAGGGCCCGAGGTGTTCACTTGGATGAGACGAACTTCGCTGTTTATGGCGACGATCTTATCTTCCCTCGTGATCTTCACGCGTATGTCCAGAGGACTTTGGAGTTTTTGGGCTTCAAAGTGAACCTCGAGAAGACCTTTGGCACTGGTCGTTTTCGAGAGAGCTGTGGTACGGACTGGTTTGACGGGGTCAATGTCAGACCGTTCTTTTTAAGGAGCGATCATCATGACTTCCCGACGACCTGTTACATCTACGCTAACGCAATCCGTCGCTATGCGAATCGCCGTTCTGGCGGTTCTACTTGCGACGGCCGTTACCTTCCTGCTTGGCTCCGTTGCATTACTGCAATTGAGCCAAATCTTCGTTACCGTATCCCAGAAGGATATGGCGACGTGGGATTTGTCTCTAATTGGGACGAGGCAGGTCCCCACTGGGTGCCCAAACACAAATGGGCAGCCCAATGGGGCGGGTTCACCTTCCGTTTCCGTCAGGTGAATGCTAAGATGTCGATCGTAAGCTGCTTAGGTTTGTACATTGCAAATCTGAGTGGGTCGATTACCTCTTTCTCCTCCGGTAAGGAGGCGTTACGTGGTCGATATTGCGTGCCTGTTACCAAAACTGGGTACACTTTGCAGTGGCCCGATCTCGGAGCCTGGCACTAATAGCTAGGTTTTCCCGGCCGTCTTAGCCGGTGGAGT